CGACGTGATCGACCGGACAAGGGTCGACACCGGCTACATGCGGGCGAGCTTCCAGGTGACGCTCAACGAGCCGCGGCCGATCAAGCCGGGCGAGGGGCCGGAAGCTGGTGCCTCCTATCCGGCGCCGTCCTACTCGCTGGCCATCGCCGGGGCTAAAATCGGCGACGTGATCTACGGCAGCTTCACAGCCGAATACGCGCCGGTCTGGGAGTTTCGCGACGGCATGGTCCGCCTAGCCGCCCAGGCGTGGCCTCAGCACGTCGCTAACGCGGTGGCGGCCGCGAAGGTCCGGGTGGGCTAGCGGCCCGCTCCAGGCTCACCAGGGCGCCGTACAGGCCCGCCAGGGCGAGGCGCAGGGCGAAATGCCCATGCCCGGTGGCTCCGGTCGCGTCGATCACCTGCCGCATCATCTCGTGCAGCAGGAATTCGACTTCATCGTCTGACAGGGGCTCGGGCACGGGCCGGAGGATAGCGCGGGATCAATCGTCCAGCCAAGCCCATGTTTTGCGGGAGAGGATGTAGCCAATGTGGGTGGTGGTGACGCTGTAGAGTGCGGCAATATCGCGCTGCAACATGGTCCTGCCGAGTTCTCGGATGGCCCTCACGTCGGTCTCGGTGAGTTTGTTTCTGCTGTGAAGTTCCCCACGACAGGACCGTCCGTGGTCGATCTTGTCTTGCATGTTCTCGGCAACAGTGGCCCAGCGAAGGTGGTCCGGGTTGAAGCATCCTAGGTGGCCGTTGCCGCACGAATGAGCGGCCTCATGGTTGGGTGTCGGCGGGTCTCCATAGACGAGTATGCAGACCACGCGGGCGGCGGTGTGATAGTGCCCCTGGAACATCATAGTACCGTACCCCCGGTTGTTCTTGGCGTAGGGCCATATGATGCATTCGTCGGTGCGATCTCCCGCGATGGTCCGGCGAATGAGGCCTAGGGGCTCTCCCAAGGGTGTGCGACTTGGCCTCCCTCCTGTGGGGGAGCCGTGTTTGCGCCAGCGTTCATAGTGATTTTTGCACCATCCCCGGCGGCTTGCGCGCTTGTCGCAGCCCTGAACCGAGCACGCTGTATGGCTGGCAAACTTGCCGGTCCCGCGCAAATTAATTGTCGGGTCGCCATTACGTCGCCAGCGGAAGTAGTGAGCTGCGCACCAGCCCTTTTGGTGGGCTGGCTTCTTGCAGTCGGGGATCGAACATATACGATTGGGCTTAGCCATCTTTGCCTCCATGACAGGCGACGGTGGTTAGGGCCGGGGCGGTGCAGCAACACCGTTTCGGCCCGCTCATTATAGCCCGAATGTGCTGAAAACTACAGGATTTCGGGCCGTGGCATCTACTCAGACAAACATCTGGATGGCCTTGAAGTCGCGGGTAGGCACCCTGTCCCTCGGCAGCCCGTCCGTCCCGGTGGTCTATCCCAAGCAGGACGCACCGGCCGGGCAGCACATTCGGGTGGCCTTCATGCCCAACCGGGTGCAGCGCCCGGGCGTGGGCTCGGACAGCACGCACGTCCGCCCCGGGATCCTGCAGCTGAGCCTCATGACGCCCGTGGCCGACCAGGACGCCAGCGAGGTCGACCTAGAGCTTGCCGGGCAGATCGCCCAGCACTTCCCTGCGGACCTGACGCTGTCCTTCGCCGGCACGCAGGTGCGTGTCACGCGGGCGCCCGACGTGGCCGCAGCGTTCCGCGACGATGCCTGGTGGATGACGCCCGTCTCGGTGCGCTGGGAGAGCTACAAGTAGTTGGGAAGAGGCGGTTTTCCGCTATAATGAGCGGACCGAGGCGGCGCGCCAACGCCGGCCTCGGCCCTGACCACCATCGAACGCGCGAGGTTCAACGATGGCTTCCCAACGCATATGCAAGATCGACGGCTGCGACAAGCCTGTTTCGGGGCGCGGATGGTGCGTCCAGCACTACAGCCGGTGGCGCCGGAACGGCGATCCTCTGGCTCTCGTGGGCCGCGCGAAACCGACGCTGAGGTGGTTGGAAGAGCACGTCAACCACGACGGCGACGGCTGCCTAATATGGCCCTTCGCGACCCTGCCCAGCGGCTACGGAAAGGTTCATTTCCGCGGCGGACAAGGAAATGCCTGCAGGGCGATGTGCATCCTGGCACACGGTGAGCCGCCGACGCCGGAACACGAGACAGCGCATTCCTGCGGAAGGGGCGCGAATGGCTGCGTCCACCCTGGGCACGTCCGGTGGGCCACGCGCGCGGAGAACATGCTGGATCGCGTCGAACACGGGTCCGGCAACAGAGGGGAGACCCACTACCGCGCCAAATTGTCGGAAGACGATGTGAGGCGGATCAGGTCGCTGGCCACCGTGAAAACGCAGGCTGAAATCTCTGCCATGTTCGGCATTGATCCTTCCCACGTCAGTGGGATCGTAAATCGCAAGAGGTGGGCTTGGCTTACCTAGCCCCCGCAACTGGAAAGGAGAATCCCAGTGAGCATCCATAAAACTGCGGGCGCGAAGTTCTACATCTCGCCCACCGAGGCCGTGCCGGACACGATCAACGACATGACGGACCAGAACGCGCTCGCCTACTTCCAGGGCCTGAGCGACTGGATCGAGGTCGAGGAGGTGGAGGAATTCGGCGAACTCGGCGACTCCTCGGAGCAGATCAACTTCGTGGCCGTCGGCGATGCCCGCATGCGCAAGCTCAAGGGCCCGCGCGACGCTGGCGTGCAGGCGATTGTCTGCGGACGCGACCCGCTGGACGATGGCCAGGAGCAGCTGATCGCCGCCGAGGCGACGGACTTCAACTACCCGGTCAAGATCGAGTTGGCCGACGCGCGTTCGTCCAACCACACCGACTCGGTGCTCTACTACGCCGGCCTGGTGATGTCGAAACCTACCGGCATGGGGAACGCCTCCTCGGTGACCCGCCGGACCTTCAACATCGGCATCCAAACGGCCGTTTATGAGGTCCGCTCTGCCGTCATTTCGACCTGATCTCAGGCGTTTGTGGTAAGATGCGAGCGGCCGGGGTGCAGCAACACGCCCGGCCGCTCTAACCAGCCCGAACGCTGTCGGGGTAGGGCGGCCCCACCCGACACCCGACAATTCCGATAGGTGAGAGACATGGAAGACAATACGAGCCCCGCGCCCGCTCCGGCGGAAGACTTCGACCTTTCCGAGATCGACGCCGTCGACGAAGCCGAGATGACCGTTGTGAGCAACGGCAAGCTGACCTCGTGGACGTGGCGTTTCGCCGGGCCGGGTCACCAGCAGACCCGCGAGTGGGGCGACAAGCGGGCCAGGGACATGCTGCACCGAGAGCGCATGCAGGAGCAGGCCCGAGTAAATGGCAAGAAGTGGAAGGCCGAGGAAGAGACGCCGGAGCAGCGCAGGTCCGACAACGCCGACATCGTGCTTGGCCGCCTGCTGGGCTGGTCGCCGATCAAGATGAACGGGCAGGACTACCCCTTCAGCCGCGAAAACGCGAAGGCGTTGCTGCTCGATCCGCGCAAGGGCCAGCTTCTAACCCAGGCGCTGGAGTTTCTGGGTGAAGAGTCCAGTTTTACGAATCGCTCGGAGAACAACTGACGGCCTTCGCCGAGCGCAATTTCGAACTCGACCGGGACGAGGAAGGCCGCACGCGTCGGGACCGGCTGGAGTCCCGCCGGGATAGGGCGGAGCGGAAGGGACGGCAGGATGTCGTCGACGATCTGGAGGCCGAACTTGCCACCCCGCCCTTCCCCCAGGCGGTCCAGTACCTCTTTACCGCGTGGCGTCGCATCAGGCGAAGAAAATCACCGGGCATGGCGGGGCCGAACCCCATCGAATGGCCCGACCTTGAAGCCTTCTGCCGCCTGACGGGAATGCGTCTTGCGCCGTGGGAGGTAGCTATCATCGAACGCCTGGACGACTGCTTCCTCAAAGTCCAGGTCTCGGATGAGACAGACTCGATGGCGCTGAAAGAGAGCCTGAAGGACGCGGGGAAGCGGAGGGGCGACGACTAGTATTCGCCGTTGGCGTGCCTGGTGAGGATCGTGTCGGCCATCTTTCGCATCGCTTCGCCTGAGGTGTTTCGGATGTACAGGCAGACATCTTCTTCGTAGACCTCTGCCAAGCCATCCATGAAGGCCTCTCCGCCGCCGTACTTGGCGAACAACGAGGCGGCCAGGATGCCTCGATCGGATTGCTTAGCCTCTTCGATGATTGCCTGCGTCACTCTCAGCGACGCCCATTGGCAGTTGTCGGACGCCGCCAACGCAGACGACGCGACGGTAACGGCGACCAGAGTGGCAAGAATGATCTTCATCGAAAGTCTCCCTTCCAGCCCGCGATAGCACAACGGTTCCCGCCGGGCCATGGGAAAACGGCCAGGAAATTCCACACCCAAGGAAATCAAAGACTTGGACATCGCAGCCCTCGGGCTGGCTGTAGATAGCCGGCCGGTAGACAGAGCCTCCAAAGACCTGGACCGCCTGAGCGCGGCTGCGGCCAGGGCTGAGCGCACGGCCACCGGTGGTCTGGGGCGCGTCGGCCGTGAGGGCGGGCAGTCCATGGACCGCATGGAGCGCGCGACCGCCCGGGCCCGTGGGTCGGTGGACCGCTACACGACATCCGCCAGGACCGCCGCTGCCGCGAATGACAACGTGAGGCGCAGTGTCGGGTTGCTGCGCAGCGCCTTCATCGCCCTGGGGGGCGTGCTGGCCGCGCGCTTCGCCATCAGGGCCGCCGATGACTTCCAGCTTCTGCAAAACCGCCTGACCCTGCTGACCGGCTCCACCGAGGCCGCCCGGCGCGAAATGGCGCTGCTATTCGACGTGGCGCAGCGCACAAGGTCGGACATTGACGCCACGGCCAACACCTTCGTGCGGCTGGCCATGTCCAGCGAGTCGACCGGGCTTAGTTTCGACCAGACCCGCAAGCTGGTCGAAGGCCTCAACGCCGGCTTCATCAACGCGGGCGTGCGGGGCGGCGAAGCGGCGTCAGCCATGATCCAGCTGGGTCAGGCCTTCGCGTCCGGGCGCCTGCAGGGCGACGAACTGCGGTCGGTGCTTGAAAATCTCGGTCCCATCGGTCGCGACATCGCTCTCGAATTGGGCTTCAGGGGCAAGAACGCTATCGGCGACTTCCGCCAGGCGGCCTCGGAAGCCAGCATCACCATTGAGCAGATCGCGGCGGCGATGCTCAATGCCCTGCTGCCTCAGATCGACCGCCTGAACGATTCCGTGCCGACTGTCGGGCAGGCTTTCACACAACTGCGCAATGAATTGAAGCTCGCGACCGCCGAAGCCTTCAATGGCGAGGGCGCGAGCGCCGGCTTGGTCGATACGCTGGACGATCTGCGAGATGTCGTGACAGGCGACGCCTTCCAGCGCGGCCTCACCTTCCTGGCAAGCACATTCGCTGCGATTACTGCCGAGGTGTCGCGTGGCGTAGAAAACCTGGGGAAGTTCGTCGACGCCCTGAACCGCCTGGATGTTGAGGGGGCGCTGGAGGCGCTCTACCGAAACAGCGCGCCAGGGCTGGCGGCCCGGCCGTTCTTCGATCTCCTGCTCGGCACTCGCCCGCCGCAGGGCCAAACCTCTGTCACAGTGCCTTTCCCGCAGCCGAACGGTGGCCGCGTCCCCATCCCGGGCGCCAGTGGCCCTACGGAAGATCAGATCAAGGCTGCCGCTAAGGCGCAGAAGGAATCCGACAAGGCGCGCAAGGCCGCTCTGGAAGACATCGTCAAGCTGGAGGCTGATGCCGCCGCTGCTGCCCTGGAGGGCCTGGAGGCGCTGGAACACGCCCGCGACGTGGCGGTCGAAGAGCAGATGGGCCGGTTCCGCGAGGGTCTGCTGAACCTGGACGAATTCGCCCGCGCGCGCCTGGCCATCGAGGAAGCTTTCCAGAAGGAAAAGGCAGCGATAGAGCAGGATGCGGCCGATAAGGCACGCCGCGAAATCGAGCGCGAAATGGTGCGCGCCACGGAAAAGCGCCAGCGCGAGGCCGAGCG